GAAGGCAAAAAATTATCTTTTGATTGGTTCGATAGTTTTCGAAATTTCCGTTGTGGCGTTACTGACAAAGATAGAAAGGAAATAATAGAAATGTTTTATTCGTTTTTACAGGACATTCTTTACAAAAACGAATTTTTAGACAAAAACGAATTTTGCCAGCAAGAAGGAAATGCGCCTACTTTATGGAATGCGTTATGTAAGCAAGAAAATAAATATAATAGAGTGTTTGAAGGCGTTGATATTTACGAACTTGCAAACAATTTGCGAGAAACATTTGATTTTTAAGGATTTAAAGCGATAAGGATATGAAAACAAAGTATATTTATAAGGGTGAAGAAATTTTACACAGTACGTTTATTTCTCTATGTCGAAAAATTGGTGTAAATGGTGGGAGAAAATTTACTACTTTGGAGAAATTGCAGCAAGAAGCAAACAAAGGAAACGAAAAAGCGATTGAACTATTATCAAATTTGCAAATACAATGAATAGGGTGTATAAATGGATAGTTGACGGGCTGGAGTTCTCCAGCCTTCAAAAAGCAAAGCAATTTTGTAGGGAAAGTAAAACAGGTGCTAAAGGTATTTATGGAGTTGGCAGGAACGGAAATAATGTAACTTTTACACCTATTGAGAGCACAAAGCGCGGCATTTCCTTTGGAAAGTCCTATAAAATAAATGTAAATAATACACTTTAATAAACAGTTAAACAACAAAGTTATGAAGATGAAGGCTATACAAATAATATTGGAAGGGTTGAAAGTGGTATTTATTTCTTTCGTTATCGCTCTTATTGTTCTATTTGTTGATGAAAGGAACTTTTTGCATGTTATCTTATCGGTTCCTATTGTTTTAATTTTACTTTATATTTTGGTTGAAAAATCGTT